GAGGAATCGGCGACCTGTCTGTTAGCGCATCGCTACAGGCAGCTTGGCTCACGAAATACATGAAGTACGCACTTGCTAGGCGTATTTTCAGATTGAAACGCGGGATGTGTACACGCTTCATCAAGAGCCCGACCTTCGGCGATCTCAAAACGGCATTTGAACGGATGAGGACGGTTGACAAGAAAGGTGCAGGAGAATTCGTCTATTTTTCAGATGACTCCACACTCGTCATTGCGCACGACGGAAGGATGCACCGGTTCAATCTTGACATCGCCAAGTGCGATGGATCACACACCGGGGCAATCTTCCAGGCGCTCATCGCCATCACCCCATTGTACGCACGAGAAGCCATGATACGCATCGTGGATCAGTGCAAACTCGGGATTAAAGTCAAATCCTCGTGTGGAACGCAGAAACTCCGACTCAAGCCTATCGAAGCGACGCTGTACTCAGGATGGGGCGGTACCACTCTCATTAACAACCTTGCCTGCCTGATGATCGCGACAGGCATCGAAGACGAGTTGCACAAGTTGCCGCTCACAGCCACCGACGCTGAGATTGATGCCGCAATCGTAAGCGGGGCAGCAGCAGCTGGTTACGAGATGAGTGTTGAACGATGTCCACGCCACGAGGACATCCAATTCTTGAAGCACTCGCCGGTCCGCGACGTACACGAGGAATATGTGCCCATACTCAACCCAGGGGTACTGCTAAGATCTATTGGTACATCCAAGATCTCGCTGCACGGGAAGACAGACGAGGAAACGACACAAAATGCAATTGCATACACAGGAGCACTCTTACAAGGTGTGTACCCACGGGTACGCAATCCGTGGATTGACGCAATGAAGAAAGCGTACAGCACACAAGCCAGCACCACGAAGATGCAGGCCAGAGTTGAAAAGAGTGTGACAGACTTAGCGAATTACAAAGTGTGTGAAGGTGAGGAGGTGGTTACGGTCAGCGACGAGTCGCTATTCCTGAGATACAACCTTGCACCGCACGAGATACTAAGTCTGTACGACCTCACCAGGGGAGTGGGTTTCCACCACCACTCGAGCGCGCTCGCTAAGATCATCGCAAAAGATTACGGACTGGGAATGATTGACGAATTGTTCCCTGGATCCACGAAGCGGGGGTGAAGACCCCCGGCGATGACTGACGCGATCCGACACTCACCCACAACCCACACAAATGACTAAAAGAC